CAGACCTCTACCACGGCGCTTACCCCCATCATCAACAAGGCGGTTGCGCGTGGTGACTCTTTCGTGGTCATCGACCCCGACAAGACCTCTGAGACTCTGACCGATGCTCAGACCGTGGCTTCTAACTTTGCCGGACTGTCCAATGGTGGGTACGCCGCGCACTATGCCCCGGCTCTCAAGATGGTCGACCCGGCCAAGACCGGCCCCGGTGCCATCCGCGTTACCTACCCGGGTGGTGCGGTTGCTGGACTCATTGCTCGCACTGAGGTTCAGCGTTCCGTGGCTAAGGCCCCGGCTGGGTTCAACGCCGACATCCGTGGCGCTCTGGGCACCTCGTTCCTCGTCTCTGACGACGACATCGGGGCGCTCTACGATGGCACCCCGTACGTCAACTCGTTCAAGGCCATCCCCGGTGCTGGGATCGTTGTGTACGGTTCGCGTACTCTGGCCCGCACTTCGGCTGACAAGTTCATCCCGGTTCGCCGTACGCTGAACTACCTGAAGTACTCCCTCAAGGAACTCACGCAGTTCGCTATCTTTGAGCCTAACGATGCGAACCTGTGGGACCGCATCAAGTTTGTCACTGCGAGTTTCTTGGGAGAGTTCTACCGCTCTGGTGGACTCCGTGGAAACAGCGCCTCGGATGCGTTCTTCGTTGTCTGCGATGAGACGATCAACACCGCAAGCAGCATTGATCAGGGCATCGTCAATGTTGAAGTTGGCGTCGCTCTCCAGTACCCCGCAGAGTTCATCGTTATCAACCTCAGCCAGTGGACCGGTGGTAGCAACGCCACTGAGTCCCTCTAATACCAAGGAGTAATATCCAATGGCACGTTCAGCAATTACTGATCCAATTAGGAACTTTAAGTTTCAAGTTTCTATTATTCCCCCTACGAGTCTTTCGACTAACCTTGCGGGAATTGGTAACTTAGGATTCTCCGTGGTCTCTGGTCTGACTGTCCAGAACGAAATGATCGCCTATCGTGAGGGTGGCATGAACACCCATCCGCATAAGATGGTTGGTCAGTCGGACTACGGCCCCGTCACCCTGACCAAGGGTGTCTTCTCCGGCCAGAACCAGTTGTACAGGTGGCAGCGCTTCCTGCACACTTGGACTCAGGGCGGCACTGACGCCGATCTTGGAGGCTCTGTCTCGGGCGCTAACGACTATCGTTGCGACGTGCTCGTTCAGGTCTTCGATCATCCCACCTCTGCTGGCCCGTACCAGCACCACGGTGGCGAGTCGGTTCCGACGCCCCCCGGACCTCCGAAGTTGGGATACCGTCTGTACAACTGCTGGCCCGCGTCGTTCTCAATGGGCGACCTCAACGCCGGTGACTCGTCTATCCTGATCCAGCAGATCGTTCTCAACCATGAGGGGTTTGAACTCGGTTTCACTGAGGCTGAGGTCAGCGCTATCGCTGCCATTGGCTGATAAATAAGTCATACAAAGCAACCACAACTAGGAGTATTGAATTATGGACGACCAGTCTACTGCTGACACTATTAACGCTGCTATTGAGGACAAGGTGCCTTCCATGGGGGAGGCACCTGACCTCGTAGTAGAACTTATCCGAGGTCTATACGACTCGGATAAGGATGTGTGGCATACCACCGCTGAGATCAGAGAGTTGAACGGTGAAGACGAGGAATACCTAGCGGCAATCCAGAAGAAGAAGGGGTTGCTGTACGCCGAGTACATGAACGCACTACTGTCCAAGGCAGTAGTCCGTATTGGATCACTTGATATTAATGGTTCACGAGGCGAGGCACTGGTCAGTAAGTTAATGATGGCAGATAGGGACCTACTCTATTTGAACATTGTTAAGGCCACATACGGTAACGAGCGGGAAGTAAAAGTCATTTGTTCTGAGTGTAAGACCATGAACGATGTGACTCTGGAATTGGACAAAGACTTCCCCATTACTTATCCGGACTTTGATATCCGTCAGGGTATTGAGGTGGAGATCAGCAGCGGGACGGTACACCTGAGGTTGCCTAACGCTGAGGATACCGTGGAGGTAAACAAGGGGGCTAAGACCGACGCAGAGGTCAATACGGCCATGCTCGCTCGTTGCACCATCTGGCCTAAGGGGAAGGCCCCCGATAACCCACTTAGGTGGGCACGCAGTCTTGGT